GACCTTATAGAGCATCAAGATTTATTGGTTTACAATACCAAAAAGCAATGCTCGCTTGTAGAATTTACTACTAGCAGCCGTGGATCTGTTAATTTTGATTTACCTCAACACTTAAAACGCTCCAATTCCCCTAACAGAGCAAGAAAAGATAATTACACGGCTTTAATGTTAGCGAAATGGGGTTCCAAATGCTATAATGATATCATGACTACTGAAAATAAAATAGTAGCTGCGGGATTTACACCAATTTTAATTTAAAATGTGTAATTAATTATTAGGCTTATGGCAAAGGTTAAAAAAGAAAAATTTGAGGAATCTTCTTTCGCTCCAATGATGGTAGAAGGCTCTACTCCTGCTCATGGCGGCGTAGCAAGCAAAGTCACTGAAACGAGAAGCCGTAGAAATGCCGCATCAACGATTGAGAGAACAGATCGTTTTCGCAATATCGATGATGGAATGGTGCCATTTAATTATGCCACTGGATATAATTATAATAAGTCTAATATTGATGTAAGAGACACAGTAATTCTATGCCAAAAAGCTTATTATAATTTTGGTCTTTTTAGAAATACCATTGACCTAATGTCAGAATTGTCTTGTGGTAACATTCATCTTAAAGGTGGCAATAAAAGTGCAAGAGATTTCTTTCAAGCCTTATTTAATAAGATAAATATTACTGCTCTTCAAGATAAATTCTTTAGAGAGTATTATCGTTCTGGAAATGTTTTCATTTATAGATACGATACTACCATAAGAGAAGAAGATGTGTCTAAAATTAGCCAAGTTTTCGGATCTGAAGCTTTGGCGGCAAAAGTTTCTCTTCCTGCTAGATACATAATTATTAATCCAGCAGATGTTCAAGTAAATGGTAACCTTTCTTTCAATAGAGGGCAGTACTATAAAGTATTGACTGATTATGAACTTGAGCAAATCAGACATCCAAGAACAGAAGAAGACAAAGAAATATTAGACTCTCTTGATCCATTAGTAAAAGAGCAAGTTTTAAAAGGAAAAGCTACAGCAGTTCTCTTACATTTGGATACCAAGAAATTCTATGCTGTATTCTACAAAAAGCAAGACTATGAACCTTTTGCTGTGCCTATGGGTTTCCCAGTTCTTGAAGATATTAGCGCAAAAATCGAAATGCGCCGTATGGATATGGCTCTTACAAGAACAATCCAGCAAGTTATCTTGCTCGTAACAATGGGTGCTGAACCTGACAAGGGCGGCGTTAACCAAGAGAACTTAAAAACAATGCAAAATCTCTTTGCTAATCAATCAATTGGCAGAGTTTTGATTGCAGACTATACAACAAAAGCAGAGTTTGTTATCCCTCAAATTGCTGACATTCTTGATCCTAAAAAGTATGAAGTAATTGATAAGGACATTAATATTGGATTAAATAATATCTTAATAACAAACGAAAAATTTGCTAACACTAGCGCAAAGATTTCTTTATTGAGTCAAAAATTATTACAAGCTAGACAAGCTTTCGTAACTGACTTTCTGCTTCCTGAAGTAAAAAGAATTTCTAAAGAAATTGGATTTAAAGTATTTCCTACTCCTTTCTTTGAGGATATGGATCTCAAGACAGATCAAAATCTTAACAGAATTTATACTCGCCTTATTGAACTTGGAGTTCTCACTCCAGAAGAGGGTCTTAAGGCTATTGAAACGGGAGTCCTTCCAACTCCAGATGAGTCTGTTCAGTCTCAAACATCGTTTGTTGACTTGAAAGACAAAGGATTTTATCAGCCCTTAATTGGTGGTCCTAAAGTAGAAGCGGGTAGACCCGGAGGAACCACAGGGATTAAACAAGCTACCAAAAATGTTAAGCCAATCGGCACTTCTTCTAAAGCTAATTACAGTGTTATGAAATTAAAAAACATTGTAGAAGCTACAAGCAAATTAGGAGATGAAGTAGAAGCTTCTTTAAAGAAGAAACATAAGCTTAAAAAGCTAAACGATAAACAAAAAGAAGTTGCCCTTGATATTACTAAGATTATTGTCGCTAATGAAGACAAATCTAATTGGACTTCTAAAATAAATGAATATATTGAAACTCCTGTAGATAAAAATCCTCAAAGAATTGAAGAAATTCACGAAATAGCTTGCGAGCATCAAGTCGATTCTTACATGGCTAGTTTGCTGTACCATAGCAAAATATAATGGCTACAAATAGAGTAATATATAATAACGAATTGCTATTCGTTGGACCTGCTCCAGCGAGTGGTTACTTTTTTTCTGATCCAAATGGTAACTTGTTTAATACTGGGGTTTACAATCTAATTCAACCTCTTAAAAGAATAAATCAATTCAGTTATCAAATCAATACTCAGCCATTAAGATTCTCAGAGATTGGAAATGCTTCTGCAATTTATGATTATACATTAACCCCTCCTGATGTTAGTATTAGTTTTAATTATAACATAAAAGATTTGAGAAATGAAGCTCGTATGGGCTTCTATGTTAACCTCGGGCCTCCAAACTTAGACCAATTTGATGGCGGTCAAGTTTATCCTAGTGGCAATATCCTTTCTGGATTTTCTTTTGGAGATCAAAGTTATGCTTTTAATACAGACCTAACTCAAGCCACCAATAACACCTTTAAATATCCATTCAAATACAGAGATCAGCGTAATTTATTCTTAACTATCACTCCAAATAATACAGACGCAATAGGAAATAATATTTCTGGCTTTCCAGTCTTAGCTTTTGGCAATTGCTACATAACTTCTTATGGAGTTCAGGCTCAAGTAAATGATTTTCCTAAAGCTACTGTTAATTATGCGGCTCATAATGTAATATACTATTCTTCTGGAATAAACGCAACATCTCCTTACCTAGATCCAAAAAGTGGCTCACTAAATACTGGGGTTCGTTTCAACATTCCAAACTACAATTCATTAGTGGAAGAAACTGGAAATGCTATTTCTGTTTTGCTTCCCGGTGAGATTGTTATTGATATTTATGATGTAAATTCTACTTCTAAAACTAAGTCTAATAGAATAGTTCAAGATGCTGCAATACAAAGCTTCAACTTTAGCGTTCCTCTAGAGAGAGAGCCTTTAAAAACATTAGGCTATATTTATCCCGTAGATAGACAAATAAACACTCCAATTACTGTTGAAGGGTCTTTTTCTACTATTTATAGGAATTTAAACTATTCAGGAGATTTATTATCAGATATAAAGTCTAATTCTAAATACGATATTGTTATCAAGATGAATAAGAGTTCTGATACGATTATTAGATACGATATCAGAGGCGCAAAATTCAAAGACTTGTCTTACGACTCTTCAATCGGTGCAAATGCTGTTTTAGATTTTAGTTTTTATTGTGACATGGATCTAAATTCTTATCCTCATTCTAATGGTTTGTTTATGAGCGGACTATTAAAAGGATTAAGTTACACGAATTTTAATACTAACGGTCCATTATAATTTCCTTAATCGGTAAATTTTAGTGTATAAATAATAAGCTACAAAATATGAATCTACAGGGTTTAGAAATTGAAATCTTAGAATCAAAGAGGTCTGGGCCTAAAAGCTCTGCTCAGACCCCTTCGAAACCCTCTGAAAGACGCAAAGGATCTGCGAAAAATCCTGCCGGTAGCGCAGGTACAAAAAGCGACAAAGCAATACAGTTTTCTGCTAAAGTTATAGAGATGCTTAAAAACAAAGTAAAGAATCATAATGCAAAGCACTCTAGGAAAGTTAATTTAACTCAGTTAAAGAAAGTATACCGCAGAGGTGCTGGTGCATTTAGTTCTTCTCATAGACCCGGAATGACTAGAGGGAGATGGGCCGCAGCAAGGGTAAATATGTTTTTAAGAATGATGGCTGGTAAACCTGTTAAAGATTCTTATCGTAAAGCTGATAGTGATGTTGCTAGAGCTTCAGAGATTGATATCTCTGATTCTTGGGAACCAAATGATAGCGACTTTTCTCAAGCCGATACCGATATCCAAGATTATAATCTTGATTATGATTTTGAAGATGAGAATGACTTATATTTAGATACAGAACAAGAAAAAGCAAACTGGCTAGAATATATTTAATATGAAAACCAAAGAATTAGAAATTGATATTTCTTCTAAGATCGTCGCCGCAGATAAAGAAAAGAAAACATTAAATAAGCCATTCAGGACTCCTGATGGGCCTAAAAAGTTTTCTGTTTATGTCAAAAATGACAAAGGAAATGTCGTAAAGGTTAACTTTGGTGATCCTAACATGGAGATCAAGAGAGATGATCCTGCTAGAAGAAAAAGTTTTAGAGCAAGACATGGCTGCGACAAAAACCCCGGACCAAAATGGAAGGCTAAATATTGGTCATGCTATCAATGGAGGGCGGGTTCTCCAGTTAAAGCTTCAGAAGGAGTTTTTAGTTTAGAAACAGAAGCTGGAAAAGGTCTTTGGTACAATATCCAAAAGAAGAAACAACGTCTTGGTAAGAATTATAAGCCAGCAAAGCCCGGAGAAAAAGACTATCCAAAGCAAGATGCTTTAAAGAAAGCTCAAGCTAATGAAGAAGAGTGGGATGGTTTTACTCTTTGGGATCAAAGTGAACTCTTAAAAATTTGGCCTGATTTATCAAAGGCCGAAGAAATGATGGAGCCTGAAGATGAGATGGAATCCGAAGAGATCGAAATGGAAGAGTACAAGAATGAATATTTAGAAATGTCAGTTGGCTCTTTAAATTCTATTAAAACTCATGCGGAAAATATTCTTAATGCTTTAAATAATGAAAAGGTTAAAGAAAATTTAACTGAGTCGTTCTTACAAGGCAAGATCGCTATCACAGAAGATTACATGGTAATGATACATAATTATGTAATGTTTGCTCAAGAAAGCGATGCTTCTTATCCTATGGGACCAATGTTCATGGTTGGAAATATGGTTAAGAACGTAAACAAAGACTGTGATCATTATGGAAGCGAAGGAGTTATAAAAGAAATTAAAGATTTACCCAATCGCATGGGTAAAGTGATTTCTTATGAAGTTACAAATGAAGGTCCAACATACAAAAAGGGAGATCTTCTTACTAAAACGCAAGACCAGTTAGTTCAAATAGGTTAAAGAGTGTATAAATACTAAAGAATATGAATATGCTGTCTGCAATGTTAGAGTTTCAAAATCAAGTCAAAATTTTCCATTGGCAAACTTATGGTTATTCAGAGCATCAGAGTTTTGGAGAATTATACGATAGCCTTTCTGGACATGTTGATGAATTTGTTGAAGTTTTCATGGGTAAATATGGGCGCATCATTGCAAAAGATTCATTTGTGCTAACTCTTCAAAATTACAAATCCGTTAGCCCATTGGAGGCAATGAATAATTTTATTTCTTTCCTTAGCTCTGATCTACCTTCTCAGCTAGACCCTGCTAAGGATACTGATCTTCTAAATATCAGAGATGAAATTTTAGGAAGCGTTAATAAAACTAAATATTTACTAACTTTAAAATGAAAGAATTTATAAGATATGGAGTTCCTTCAGTACCAATCAGTACTGTTAATTTTACAACTACCGGCGTTGTAATCCAACCGCCAACTGTTGGTAGAATTTATATTACTGATGTTATTGCTACTAATTCTGCTATAACTTTAACTAATGCTTCTTCTGTTACTTCTGGAAATGTTTTAGCTTATGTAGCTCAAGGTAATTGTAATTTTTCTGTACCTGTTAGAGTTCCTGATCTTTCAGGAGTAGCAATTTCTACAGCTAGTGCAATCGGCAGTATTAATTATTTTCTAGAATAAATATGAATTTTGATTTTTCAACAACGTTTAGTTCCTCAATAAGACCTTTAGTATCTGAGGAAAAAGATAAATATCTATCATTAGCCAGTCTAGTTGACGTAGGGAATTTCATTCCTGAAGTCAATGCTGATTCTAATATGGATCTTTTGCCTATTGCATTTAATGCTTGTGTTGTAAATCGTGTTAATAAAAATGGAGATGTAATTGATTCTTCTATTGCCACTGAAGTATACAAAAATTTTATAAATAAACCAATTAACATTGAACATAATCGCTCAAATGTAGTTGGTGTTATTTTATCAGCAGGATTTTCTGAGTTTGGAACGGATTTACCTCTTACAGAAGAGCAAGTAAAAGATAAAAAAGAGCCATACAACATTACTCTTGGCGGCGTTGTTTGGAAAATCGTAAATAAAGATCTAGCAAATGTAATAGAAGAGTCAAATGATCCTACTTCCAATAACTACATGAAAGTTAGTGCCTCTTGGGAGCTAGGATTTAATGATTTTGAGATAGCTGTTTTAGAAGGCGGCGAGAAAAATATAGAGAACGCTTCCATCATTTCTGACAAAGAAGAGATTGAAAAAATTAAAGGTAAATTAACCGGATATGGCGGCAGCGGAAGAATAAGCGAAAATCAATCTGTTTACCGTAAAATTAAAGGAAGAGTGCTTCCTTTAGGAGTTGGCTTAACTGCGAATCCTGCCGCTGATGTCGCCGGTGTTAGTATTAAAAAACTAGAATCAGAAGAAATGATACAGCAAAAAGCAGAAGAAATTTCACAAACCCTAGAATCTAATGTAATTATCGAAAGAAAGAATATGAAAATATCTGAAGTATCGCAAATTACTGATGAGTTGCTTAAAGAAGCAACCGCTTCTTCCATCAGAGATTTCATTGGAGAGCAACTCAAAGAAGCCTCTGAGAAATTTGCTGCTGAGAAGAAAGCAAAAGAAGACGCAATCAAGAATGCTGAAGAGAAGTACGCTAGTCTCTCTACTGATTCTGAAAACCTAAAGAAAGAACTTGAGACCCTCAAGCAATCTTTAGAAACCCTACAACAAGAAAAAGCTTCTAAGGAGAAGCAAGAACTATTCTCTTCCAGAATGGCTGGACTTGATGAAGAGTTTGATCTTGATTCAGAAGATAGGGAAGTAATTGCTAACGATATCAGAGATTTAGACGATGATTCTTTCGCCGCCTACAAAAAGAAAATGGGCGTTCTAATGAAGGAGAAGAACAAAGTTTATAAAGCCTCTAAGATGCCAAAAGAAGAGAAAAAAGAGACAATGGCTACAGAGGACAAGCAATCTGTTGCTTCTACCGAAAATGCTACTGTCGTTGATGACGCTATTAGCAACGGAACTCAGCAAACTGACAAGATCACTGCTGGCGTTGTTGCTCCATCAAAGACAATTAAGCAAAAATATCAATCAGCTTTTAATGACGAAGGCTTCGTTATTACAAAATAAACAAACAATAAATATATAATAGGAAAACACTATGCCATATTCATCTACTAAAAGATTAATTAAACCATTTCGTGGTTATGGTGAGCATGAAGTTATCAACATGTTCGCTTTTGATCTCGAAACTGTAAACAAAGGAACTTTCGTTAAAGTCCTTGGCTCAGGTTGGAGAAACACTGACGACGCTCTAAACATTCTATCAAATGGTGCTGTAGGAGCTTCTTACAGCAACGTCGTTTCTGATCGTTATTCCACCACTGCTCGCGTTACTACTGCTGGCACTGGAGACTTGGGCAAGGTTATCGGAATCCTTCTCAATGACGTTCGTGAAACAGACGAAAACGGCGAGAAACTTATCTATAACCCTCGCAAAGCTGCTGAGTTGAGCGCAGTTGTCTCTGGACAAACTGTTCCCGTTCTCAAGCGCGGCATCATCTTGGCTTATGCAACTGGAGCTACCGCTGGTAACTCTGCTTTCATCAATGCTAATGGTGAATTGGAAACCAATGCTGCCATTTATGGTGGTAGCGGTGGTGCTAAGGTTGGAACTTATTTAGGTTCTGCTGATACTGATGGCTATGCCTTATTGAACCTCGACCTATAATAACCAACAAGAACAACTAACTAATTAACTAAATAATATGAGACTTAAATTAAAAAATACGCCAGAACAAGTAGAGCTAATCAAAAAGGTTGGTTCTCGCAATGTCGTTGAGTCCGCTGAAGCTATGGAGGCTTTGGCCGCTTTCGTTGGACCAGTTATCCAAAAGGTACTCGCTCAAGCTGGTACTGCCGGTATGATCTATAGAGATATGGAGTTTAATGAGGACGATAGTCCTTCTTATCCTCTTGATCTCTATTACAATGAGGCTGCTGGTCTAGTTTCCGTCTGGGCACAAAATGTTGCTGGTGGTCTACCCTCCAACTACATGGATCAACCAGTTCAAGAGTTGAAGATTGCTACTTACCGTCTTGACTCTGCCGTTTCCTTCAATAAGAAGTATGCTCGCAAAGCTCGTCTTGACGTAGTTAGTGGAGCTTTGGATCGCATGGCTCAAGAGGTTCTTGTTAAGCAAGAGCGCAATGCTTGGGCTGTTATTCTTAAGGCTCTAGCCAACGCCTCCACCAAGGATGGACGTTCAGTTGCTTTCGGAACTTCTGGAGCTTTGAAGCACATTCTTTCTCCTGCTCAAACTTTCAGTGCAGCTACATTTAATCTTCAAATGTTAAATGATTTGATCCTCCGCACCAAGAGAATTAATGTTTCTTTTGCTGGTGGTACTCCTTCTGATAATTCTGCTCGCGGCTTGACTGATCTTTTCGTCAGTCCTGAAGCTAAAGCTAAGATTCGTCAGTTCTCATTCAATCCTCTCTTCGCAACTACTTCCACTACTCAAACTCAATTGTCTGAGGATGTTCGCACTGAGATCTTCAGAGGTGGTGGTATGGAAAGCCTCTTTGGTATCAATATCATTGAGTTGCTTGAGTTGGGTGCAAGCCAAAAGTATAACGTTCTTCTCAGTAACTTTACTGGTGCTAACACCTATACTGATATTAACGGAAACAACTCTGCTGCTTTCGCCAGCACAGAGGAAATTGCTATCGGACTTGATCTAAGCCGCGATGCTTTCATTCGCCCAGTTGCTACAAACGCTGAGAGCGGTGGACAACTCACTGTTCTCCCTGATGATCAATTCATCACCCGCGCCGAGAAGACTGGATTCTACGGATTCCTAGAGGAAGGCCGTATCTGTATCGACGCTCGCGCTGTCGTCGGTATGAGATTCGATGACGTATAAAATCTAAGTTAGGTTTTAACCCCGGAGGTAACCCCTCCGGGGTTTTTTATTTTACATTTTTAACTATATGTATTAATATAAGGTATGGCTAAGAAGAAGAAGCAAAATATCGAAAACTTGAGTCAAACTCACGCCAAGATCGAAGAAAAAGAATATCAAACTCTTGACCAAATTCTTGGTGATTCTGGTGCTGATAAATATGGTACTTTTAGTGAAGATGAGTATTGGAGTCAGCTAAATGCAATGACTAAAAGCGACCTTCAAAATCATGCTCTTAAGATGAATCTTATTCCCGTTGACAATATGAAGATGCTAAGAGAGCGATTGTTGAACGAGTTTCGCAGATACAATAATTCTTATTTGAGAGTATCCAGCACCAAGAAAGTTTTAGATACTAGTGTTTCTGATACTGTAAAGAAAATTTTAGCCGAAGGAAGATAATACAAATATATGGAACAGACTAATCAACAGCAACCACAGCAACCTCCATCCGTCAAAGACTTGCCAGATCCTACTGCACAAGTTGCGCTAAACACTTTTGTAGGTCTAGCTCGTCAAAGCAGATTGAGTTATGATGAGCATGTGTATCTTGATAAGTGTACCGCTGCTCTTCAAAATCTAATCAGCAACACAAAGGGACCAGAGATTCCTCCGTTCCCAAAGATGCAAGTCTAAAATATTAGACCAAAATATTAGAAACGCAATCTTTAGCTCTCGATTTTTAGGGGGCTAAAGATTTTTTTGTGTAAATAATAATAAGGTATAAGGTTTTAAAATGGCGCAATTTGCTATAGATGAATTATTTGCTACGGGCATTCAGATATCCGGTTTTATATTTGACTACTCTAGTCGTTTAGGAACTCCCGGTCAAGTTCTAACGTCTACATCATCTGGCGTAATGTGGCAAGCAGATTCAAGTAATACTGATCTTGCTGCTTTAAGTGGGCAGATTGCTGCTACTGGAACCTTATTAAATAATAGAATAAATTCTCTTAGTGGATATGCGAATAATACTTTTTTATCTGGTAATGGTATTACTAATTATGTTCCTCGTTGGAATGGGAGCAAGTTATTAATTACTGGAAGTATATATGATAATGGTACAAATGTTGGAATAGGTACTATTAGTCCAACAACCCTTTTGTCTGTTGGTGGTGCGGGTTCCACTTCTGCGGCAAGTGGAATAACTTTTGGTGGAGACGCCGTTGTAAATTTATATAGACTTTCTGATTCTGTGTTAAAAACAGATGCTGCTTTTACTGCTGCTTCTTTGGCATCTTCTTCTTATGTATATGCTGCTTCGTATTTACAAACTGCTGGTGGACAAATTTATGCCGGGGCTCCTTATGGAGCTTTAACAGTATTTGTTGGAAATATTGCCCAAAATGCTTGGGAAGCTGGTTTATTTATTGGAAGAGGTTCTTATGTTGGAATTGGAACTACTCAACCAACAGGTAAACTTCATATCGTCTCTTCAGTTGCTGGTGAAACTGTCCTTAGAGCAGACGGTACAAATGGAATTTTATTTTCTGTAAATGATGATCTAAGTGACTCTTTGATGTCGGTGAATAATTCCGCAGGTTTACCAGTATTGGAAGTATTTGCAGATGATAGAGTCGTGATGGGTCAGTATGGACAAAATGATTTTGTTCTTATAAATAATAAAGTTGGTATAGGCACAGCCTCTCCAACTACTCTGTTGTCAGTTGGTGGCGCGGGCTCTACTTTAGCAGCAAGCGGCTTAACTTTTGGTGGCGATGCTGTTGCTAACCTGTATAGGATATCTAGCTCAAGAATTAAAACCGATGGTTCTTTAGAGGTCGCTATTGGGATAATTTCTCCAACGATTACTTCTTTGAGCGGAAACATTGCTGCAACTGGTTCGACTCTCGACGCAAAGATCAACACTCTGAGTGGGTACTCCAACAACAGTTTTGCAACGATCCTTAACCTAGCTGCTACGGGTTCGGTCCTTGATACGAAGATCAATGCTCTGAGTGGTTATTCCAACGCGAACTTTGCGACGATCCTTAACCTAGCTGCTACTGGTTCTACCCTTGATACTAAGATTAACACTACGAACACTAACCTAGCTGCCACTGGTTCGACTCTTGATACGAAGATCAACACTACGAACACGAACCTAGCTGCAACTGGTTCAACTCTTAACGCTAGGATTAATTCTCTAAGTGGTTACGAAATTCAAACTTTTCTTTCTGGATCTGGAACGCAATATTATGTTCCTCGTTGGAATACGTCTAAAGAATTAGTTACTGGAAGCATTTATGATAATGGCTTCGTTGGAATAGGTATAACTAATCCATCAGGTCAACTACACTTGAGAAACATGGGATTTACTAGTCAATCAGGAATTCCTGATTCTAATATATTTCCAAATGCTACTGGAGTTTTTGGTTTAGTTTTCGATCATAATACATATACAAATGGTCAATATAGACATAGATTCATAAAAGTAGATCGCTCCTCAAATATTCCTTTATACTTACAACAAGCGGGAGGCACTGCTAATCAATACATAAATCTAGTAAGATTTGGAGCGCACTCTCAGTCTTCTGATACTTTTGAAGTATTTGGTGATTCAAAAATAAATGGCACTACCAATATAACCTCAAATTTATTAGTTAGTGGAAACGCAGGAATTGGAATAGGTAACCCCGGTTATAAATTAGATGTAATTGGATCAGTAAGAGCAAGTGGAGAATTAATTAGCGAAGGAAATAACTCTAGACTTTCTTTGTTTAGAAATAATGGAATAAATTATTTTGATTGGGCAAGTGGTCAAAGTTTATATTTTAGTACTCAGACTTCTGTTGGTGGTGGCGGAAGAAGTACTTTAATGAGTATAACTTCTGGAGGAAATGTAGGAATAGGTACAGTTACTCCAAATGGTAGATTACATGTTGTAAGTCCTGATAGTACATATGCTTTTTCTGTGGCAGGCGCAACTAAAGGAGTAAGATTTAATCTCAACTCTGCTGGCACTTATATACAGGGCGTAGACAATACTTTGGCTGGCTCTTATCAAAGTTTAATATTAGGCGGTTCAGATTTATACTTTCAAACAAATGGATTAACCAATGCCGTCTATATTGATAGTAGTGGTGATGTAGGTATAAATACGACTTCTCCTACTTCTAAATTGCATGTAGTAGAAACTACTGCAACAGGAACAAGAATTCAATTAGGTACTTCTTCTGAAAGTGCTTTGATGAATTCGGGTTCTACAAATGATTTATTAATTTTAAATGCTCCTTATGGCGTTAATTCAGCGACAACTTCTAATATTGGAGCAAAATGGGGTATTAAATTTATTGGAGCGGTCGATTCTCTTTCAAATAGCTTAGGGAAAACTTCAGCAATTTATGCTGTCAGCGAAGATACTTTGGGTTACAATAGAGGCACAAGTTTAGCATTTTATACAAATCAACTCAATGACCAAACTTATGCCGAAAGAATGCGTATTTACCATAATGGTAATATTGGTATAGGCACAACATCACCAAATGCTAAACTTTATGTTTCAGCAGGTACACTTGGTTTAAATCAAAGAGCAATGTTTATCAACGCTGATATTACAACTAATACAAGTGTTTATACTCATACGTTGAATTTAATAGACGCCGCAACTGATGCTAATCCAACATCTCTCGCATTAGGACTATATAGTCACGTTGTGTTTAGAAATAGGCCGGTTAGTGCTGGAAGTGTTGGGGGAATTTTAGATATATACACCAGAGGCGTTCTTACAGATCCAACAGTAAAAATGACAGTAACTGATGTAGGTAATGTTGGTATCGGCACAACTAATCCACTTAGAAAACTTCATATCACTTCAAGCGACAACCAATTGATATTCATTTCTGGATCAACTGCTGGTACTTGGATGGATTTCCAAAGCAGTACAAGTAATTTATGGTCCGCTGGTGCAGATGGCACAAATGGATTTGCTATTTTTAATAGAACTACTAATTCTAATGCTGTTACTGTAGCAAACGGCGGAAATGTTGGAATAGGAACAACTAATCCTACCGTAAAATTACATATAATAAATAGCGGTACAGTATCAAGCATTGCTACGGTTAGACTAGTAGGAAGTACGGGAAATAATGCAGGTTCTCAAATTGAATTTTATAAAGCACAAACTCCAGAAGCCAGCATCGGGTTAGCGTCTGCTGTCACCGGAGGCATTTCTGATGATTTGATTTTACTTTCAGCTAATCCTAATTCTATTGTTCTTTCTGCTGGTGCTAGTGGTATATCTGTATTTAAGGCTGATGGCAAAGTTGGAATTGGAACTATAAATCCACAAACACTTCTTTCTCTTGGCGGACTTGGATCAACTTCAGCAGCAAGCGGATTAACTTTTGGAGGAGACGCTCAGGCAAATTTATATAGATCAGCCGAAGATACGATAAGAACAGATGGTAGCTTAGTAGTTAATGGCAATTTTAACACTAATACTACTACCGTTACTACTTTAAATATAAATGCAGGAACATTACCCGGTATTCCTGCTGGGTCTACTATTACTGGATTTACTTATGCTGTTAATAATGGAAATGTTTCGCAAATTAATTTAGTAGAAACACGTTTTGCAACAGGAGGAGACTGGACAACTGCCAGCACAAAGATCCAAAAACGTACAGATGTAACAAATCAAGCTTATATTGAATTTAATCCAAGCGGTGCATCTTATGGAATGGCTTTTGGAGTAGGCTTTGCTACTCAAACAGAAGCTTTAAGAATTTTATCTAATGGTAATATTGGAATTGGCACAAGCGTTGCTCCTTTAAAACTAAATGTTAATGGTAGTATTTATATGGCCGCTGGAAGCGGCTCTGCTATAAGTTGGGCGAATGATATTTCTTCTCAGTATCTAAAATATGATTCTGTAATTGACGGAATGATTTTAAGCAGTTGGAATCATACAACATTTCATACTCAACAAACAGAAAGAGTTAGAATTACATCTGCCGGTAATGTCGGTATAAACTCTACTGCTCCAACCGCTAAGTTGTCTATTAATAAAGGAGCTAAAGATCAATTACTAGCTTTAGATATAGCAAATAATGATGCAAAATATGCATTTTATGTTGATCAAGATAATAATGGTTCTAATTCTTTTTCTATTTGGGATGCAACAAATTCTCATACAGCAATAAGATATTTACCATCTAGTGGTGGATACTGGCAAATCTATACTAATAATGTAGAAAGAATTAGGATTAATTCTGATGGTTATGTTGGAATTGCTACAACCAATCCTGCTGGAAAATTGCAGGTAGTTCAAGGAGACGCTAATGCAAGATATTCTACTTTCTCTTCAGTTCTTGGATTATTAATAAAAGGAAATGATAATAGTGCTTATAACTTATTAACTCTTGAAAATACTCAAACAGGAACAAATTATGGTGCCTCTATTAATTTTAATTTAGGATATGGAGGTAATTCTGCTGCGGCAGGTACTGCAATTTTGGGAGCAAGAATAGTCGCCGCCGCAGAGCAAAATTTCACTTCAACTGCAAGTACTCAAGATGGTTATTTGGCTTTTTATACGACTTTAGATGGGGCTTCTTCAGAAAAAGTTAGAATTAGATCAGATGGCACTGTTGGAATTGGAACAGTAAGCACCATTGGTAAATTAGATGTTTATGATAATACAGATGGTCCATTATTGTCTTATGTCAGAAATCTAAACGCAGGATCAAACGCATATACAGCATTTGTATTGCGCAGAGATGGTGGAAATAATGGCATAGTTTTATTTACAAATTCATCTACTAGAAGCACTGACGGTGGTACAGGTAATTCTACAATAAGAACTGATTATGGTAATTTACTTTTAGGAGCGGGAGGAAGTCAACATATTTTGACGACTGCTGGCAATGTCGGTTTAGGAACGACAAATCCTACTCAAAGATTAGAAGTACAAGGAAATGCTCAAATTGGTAACGACTCGGTTACTAACGTTGGATTAAATATAACAAGACTTAATGGAGGCATCAGAACATCTGAACATACTTATCATTCTTCGCAAAACAGCCCTTGGTATACTTATGGTCAAAATTTAAATTGGACAAATGAATTAGCAGGAACCGTTGAATCTACACAAGCTTATAGACCTTATTTTGAAGCATTTGCGCCAGCAGTTGGATATAAGATATTTGGGTTCATGAACGTAACAGCGGGAGCATTTACTAATACAAATATGGTAAATTCTCTTGTTTTAAAAAGCGATGGTTATGTTGGTTTAGGAACAACGAATCCAAATTATCAATTAACAGTAATTGGCGCAAATCAAGCAACTGCTGATTTAGTTGATGGTGGTAATAAAGGAGGTTCAATTCTAGTAGGAAGCTCTCTTAATAATTCAAATCAAGGTGGCGCAGTTTTATTTGCTACTTTAAATGATGCTAATACTTATACTCCTCAGTGGGCAATTAAATCTTTATTTTTAAATGGTCAAGGATTTGGTATAGGTGATTTAGCTTTCTCTTCCAGAAGAGCTACTGGAAATAGCAATTTAACAGAGTCGGTTAGATTTACTTATGATGGCAAAGTTGGAATAGGTACAGCAATTCCTAGTTCTCCACTACATGTATTTAATACATCTGCTACTCTTGCTACGTTTACGAGAGATCTTGCTACGGATGCAGGATTCGCTATAGGAGCAGACAATAATGGAACAGTATTATCTACAATCGGTGTTCATGCCATTCAAATTTATACAAATAACACTGAAAAAGCTAGAATTACATCTGATGGTAAATTAGGAATAGGTACGAATACTCCAACTACTCTTTTGTCAGTTGGTGGCGCAGGTTCTACAACAGCAGCAAGCGGTATAACTTTAGGTGGAGATGCTTCTGCGAATCTTTATAGATCATCAACTAGTCAAATTAAAACAGATGGCAGTTTTGTAGCAGGTGCGTATATACTTGCGGGAACTTATTTACAAACATCTAATGGTAATATTTATCCCGGAAGTTTTACTACTGATTTAGTTTTAAATGTTGGCAATAATGCTGGTAATAATTGGGAAAGCTATCCTCTTACGATAAAGAAGGGTGGTTATGTTGGCATTGGCACCAATACTCCTAGCGGAAAACTTCATATAGTTTCTTCTGTTGCTGGAGAAACCGTATTAAGAGCAGATGGAACCAATGGTACTCTTTTTTCAGTCACTGATGATTTAAGCGACTCTTTAATGTCGGTCAATAACTCTGCTGGTCTCCCAGTTCTTGAGGTATTTGCTGATGATAGAATTGTTGCTGGGCAATATGGAAGTGGTGATTTTGTATTGGTTAATAATAAAGTTGGAATTGGAACTTCTAATCCATCTTACAAATTAGATGTAAATGGCTCATTAGGAATAAACGCTTCAACTTCTGATACTAACTGGCCCTTTGTAGTTTCTGATAATTCTTCTGCTGGAAGTAGATATGGATTAAATAAAGCGGGTTCAATGGGCTTTAATAATGCAGATAATTATGCTCAATTACAATTGTTGGGAACAAATGGAGCTTATATTGACTTTACAAATTCTGTTGGAGGTGATTCTAATGCTAGATTAATTTATTATGCTAGTAATAGATTAGACCTTACTTATGGATTTATACCTAAAGGTACTATCTCACTAACTTCTAACGCAATTGGAATAGGAACGACAAGCCCTGCATGGGCATTAGATGTTAGCGGAACAGCGATAAGATCTTTTGCAAGTGGAGCGATAGAACCCGGATTTATTGTCGATTATGCTTCTTCTAATGGATATGGTGGACTTTTCATACATACTAACGGAGTAAGAAAATGGAGAATTGGTAATGTCGGAGATACTGATGCAACTAGTCCTGCCCTTTACATTTGGCAGGAAGGCGTTGGTGCCAGAATGTATTTCCGTAATAATGGAAATGTAGGCATAGCTACAACAATACCAATTTATACTTTAGACGTTAGTGGAACAATAAGGGGAGAAAGATACAGAGGAATAAATAGCCTAGTTCTCAATACTTATACCACCGTTAATCCAGCATCAAATGTATTTTTATATTCTCAAGCAAATGACAGAGATTCTTGGATTTATTTGGATTCCGCTGATACATCAAGCAACTGGGGAATTTATCATCGTCAAATTGACTCGGCTGTATCAAATCTTCCTGCAAATTCAATTGGTTTCATTGGCGGAGGAACCAGCACATTACAGTCTTATATTTCATTAACAAATGGCTCTGCTTATTTTGCTGGCAGTGTCGGAATAGGAACAGTAAGTCCAACTACATTATTATCAGTTGGTGGTCCCGGCTCTACATCAGCAGCAAGCGGATTAACTTTTGGAGGCGATGCTCAAGCAAATTTATATAGATCTGCCGAAGATACAATAAAAACAGATGGAAATCTAGTAGTAGCAGGTACTACCAGTTTAAATGGTCACATATATGGTCAAAAGACAGTGACATTAAGCACTGCTTCTTGGACTACTGTATTGACAGTTAATATGTTGGCTCACAATTCTTGCTATGTCAAGATTGGAGCATTTGGAGACTGGAGTAATCATAGCGCAGTAGCGTTTGTATCTGAACTATTTATTCAGAATGGTGATAATGCTGGGTACGGAGAACCCGGAACTATCATAACTGCTCATGACAATACAAGAGGACCCGCTGGAGACAAAATAGATATCCAAATAGTAGATCCAGCAGCCGCAGGTACTCAAAACTTTTTAATACAATTAAAATTAATTTCTGCAACTTCTTCAACAAATTCATCTCTAATTACATATCATGTAATGGGACAACAAGCATCAGTAACATAATAATATGGCTAATAAAACAATTCCCGCAATTCAAACAAATGAAAATAACGTAGGCATAGGCTCAACGGCTCCCGGAGCTAAACTAGATGTCGTTGGAAATGTTAATATAGACGGCTCGTCTTTTTATAGAATAGCAAACGATTCTACAATAACAGCTCCAAGCGATCACGGGTTAGTGGCTTATTATGGATTTGACGAAGGGTCAGGATTATTAATATCAGATAAAACAGGAAGAAATAATACATCTTCTGTTGGCTTAACTTATACGACGACTGCTATAAGAGGTACAGCTTTAGATGGTTTTGGAGGCAATGCTAATTATGTAGTTGTGCCTGATAGTACTGATTTTGATTTTGGAACTGGAGATTTTGCTGTTTCACTTTGGTGTAGACCCAATAGTAGCTTTGCTGGCTTCAATAATACCTTAATAGAAATTGGCCTGTATACAGCAGGTATACTAATTAGACCTCAAGCTAATCTTAATACTATAGAGGTATATGTCCAAAATTCTTTAATAACTGCTCCTGCTATAGTTTGGGCAGCTAATGTTTGGTATCATATTGTCGTAACAAGAGTTAGTTCTGTTTTAAATGTATACTCTAACGGAACAAGAATATCTTCTGTTGCAAATAGTTCAAACATTCAAGTGGCTTCAGCGGGATACATTGGTAGATCCGCTCACGCCGTCGGCCAATTCTTCTATGGAATAATAGATGAAGTTAAAATATATAAAGGCAAAGGTTTAGATTATGGCGAAGTAAGGGGTCAGTATTTGTCTAGAGGAGACTCAATGCTTGTTGCTCCTATATTCTCTACTACTAATGGTAATGTTGGCATAGGTACAAATAATCCTTCAGCGAAATTAGAAGTCGCTGGGTCTTTGAGGGTTACTGGCGTTGGTCAAATTGGACCTGCTGGTGGTTATGGTATTGCATTATTTAATGATCAAACGAATAATTTTATTGGCCAATTATATGGTAGAGCAAATGGTATTCAATTTACAGACATTTTAGGAAGTGCTACTGTTTATATTGCAAGCGGTGGGAATGTTGGTATAGGCTTAACAAATCCTGCTTTTAAACTACATGTAACTGGAACCAATGGTGACGAAGTTCAATTAGGAACAATTGGTAGTAACCAAATAGTTGGAGGTAGAGATGGTGGTTCATTTGGCATAGCTACGAAAGCGTCAAGTAATGGAAACATGATATTAGCGGCAAATTCTGCGATGTATTTTAGGACAAATACTAGCAACGAAAGTGCTTATATTGGATCAAATGGTAATTTTGGAATAAATACAACTAACCCAACTAAAAGGCTGCATGTAAAAGGAAGTTTGTATTGGAATTTAAATGATACTAATGCAGACGAGCATGTAATAGCTATAGCAAGAAGTGTCGCCGCCGCAGCAGGTAGTTTTACAGAAATTGGAGCTTTAGCTGCTTCTGCTAATTCTATTAGAGCTACTATTGAAATATTTCATCATGATTGCGGCACAATTGAATACTCAATGTTTGAGTTGATTGCTAATTTTTATACTGGAGCGACAACA